TTCGTGGCCTATTCGGCCAAACGTCAAACTATGGTTAGAGGAAAGTTCATGAGTCCTGAAGAAGCCTGGGCTGGACTAGGTATTTACGGCGGGGACGACGGGTTAACACCTGATGTTGATCCAAAGTCTTATCACCGCGCGGCACAGTCCATAGGACAGGTGCTCACACTAGGATCGGTAAAACGCGGCGACTTGGGAGTCGCCTTCCTTGCCCGATACTACTCTCCCCATGTTTGGTTTGGGGATACTACCAGTGTGTGTGACGTTCCACGTCAATTGGCTAAATTACACGTTACGGTTAAAATGCCCCCTAACGTTACACCAGCCATGAAACTGATCGAGAAGGCACGCGCGTTTGTCTTAACAGATCAGAACACCCCGATAATCGGCCCATATGTTCAGAAAGTGCTATCACTTGCTGAGGGTAAAACTCATGACAACCCGGAGTTAAAAGCTATTAGACCTTGGTCAACCAGCTATGATCCCGCGGTGCAGTATCCAAATGACGTCAAGAGTTGGGTTGATTCTTATATCGAGTCGGAGCTCAAAGGGTTTGACATTGGTTTCTTTTCCGAGTGGTTAGAAACAGCAAGTACAATGGAAGACCTACTGAATGCTCCCATGATTGTGGACGCTCCTGAACCCACTGACAAGTACCATGTTGTCGTGGATGGCTACGTCGTAGGAGATGGAATAAAACATGGTGATAATGCAGGAACTGAGCTCAAACTTGAGGGACACGCGGATTCCGTAATGGTTGCCGCACGTGACCCTGATGATCAGCAGGCTCGGTTTGAAGCATGGAAAGCAAGGAAAATCGCTGACGGGACTTGGACTGAGCGCAACACCCGAGTCTCGAAACAAAAGGCTGGCTCAACGCATAAAGCCCCCAAGCCTACGGGCAGCAATGGGGAAACTAAATGCCACGACCAGCTGAAAAACAATACTGGAGAAACGTTTGAACAACTTCGTGAGAGGAAAATTCGGAATGGCACATGGAAAGAGGGAGGCGAACGCTCTGCACCACCTCGCGGTTCCTACGGAAATTTAGGCCGCAAACCAAGACATTCTAGTTCAAATTCTTCAGATTGGCGGAAGAAACCTGACACGGGACCCTCGGGACCTGGACGTAAGGCTTCAACTGTCATCCGCGCGAAACCCACGGTAAAACGACGTTAATT